CAGAATTTCTCAACATCGATGCGGGTGATTCGTCAGCAGTTAGTACAGGATTCAACAAACTCGACCTTATCCTTGGCGGTGGATTCCGACCAGGTGCGTTGTATGTCATGGCGGCTCGTCCGGGAGTAGGGAAATCCGCATTTGCTATTCAACTCTCTCATGGCATTGCACAGAAGGGGTTGAGGGTAGCTTATGCATCTTTGGAGATGGGAGCGGCAGAGTGTAGTGGACGATTACTTTCCCATGATTGTGGAGTTGCCCGTCCACGGCAGAAGGGTGATCTCACCAATGAAGATCGGAGAAAACTAGAGGATTCAAAGAATCGAATGCGTGGATGGCCAATTACTTTCAAGGACGATTCTGCATCCACCGTGGATTCGTTCCGTGCATTTCTTGCTCAGGAAGTTATCCAAGGCCAAGTCGGACTCGCGGTAATCGATTACTTGCAACTCCTCTCTGCACCTGGTCATGACTCACGGGTCCAGGAGGTTTCTCATATCTCAAGGGTCCTAAAGCAAACAAGTATGGAGTTAGGGGTTCCGATTCTCGCGTTGAGCCAACTTTCGCGTCAATGTGAAACCAATAACCGAAGACCAATCGTCTCGGATCTTCGGGAAAGTGGATCCATCGAGCAAGATGCCGATTGCGTGTTTCTCCTTTCTCGTGATGAGGATGACGGGAACCCCCGCAAGATTCACTTTAATGTCGCAAAGAACAGGAACGGGGAAAACATGGCCACGAAGATGGACTTCGCCCCCGCGAGCGGACGATTCAACCTTTCTCCCCCGAAACCCGTCCTAAATGATGACAAACCAATCAAGAAAGCATTATGGTAGACTACATACGATCACATACATACGCAAAAGACCCCCTCTCGTTGCCAAGAAGGGGTCTAGGATTGATTTTGATGATTAGGATGACAAAACTACCACGCAAGAAATCAAAACGATTTTAATGAGGGGTACGGGGTTGATGAGTTACGCGATCTTTCTTCTTAGTCCTGAAATTGTTTATCAATCTTGCTAAGTATATAATCCAATCGTCCGTATTTTCTGTTCTTTCTCCTGATGGCACAAACTCAACAATCCCATCCATGTGGACCACAAAGTGATCTTCATATCCGTAAACTGCAAGACCTACCGGGCTACTTTTCGTAAACCTATCAGGCAAGTCTTCAATTGTGGTCATAGAAACTTTACAACCCGCGGAAGTAGCAAGAATTGCAACTGCCATTTGCATTGTACTAAATTCATATCCTTCACTCATATAGTTTTCTCCCATCCTAGTACTTCTGCCACATTCTCAATTTCTCTTTGCGCTTTAAATCTTTGATGATGCCCAAGCTGGTTGTAATCTTCTGACCTTAGTGCTTGGTAGTCATCTCGATCAATAATCCTAGTTCCGTTGTAACTCCTTGATGCTTCATCCACTAACTCATCGAAGTCATCAATAGTGTTTCTCGTATCATCGCAAAGCTCATATTCATTGAGTGCTTCGATCAGTTTATTCTTATCATCATACCAAACTGCTACAGGTGGTAATTGATGGGGTATAGTTAGCCATATTAATTCATTCATATAGTTTTCTCCTTTCTCTTATTCCACCACACAAAAACGCGGGGCGCTAATTTCATTGCCAGGAATACGGTAAGCCCAAGCGCGAGACGCGGAACCATATCGTTGTCAGTTTGTTTGCTGCTCATGGCTTTTCTGTGTAATGATTTACCCAAGCGATAATATCGCTTTTCTTTGTAGACTTGAGAAAGCATGGGTTCGGTTCGTCAGCTACATAATCATAGCTATATTTATTTTCTCTTATCCATTTCTTGGCATCTTTCTTGGAACCAAAAAACATTTGTGTGTTATGACCTTCAAGTGAGTCATATCTTACATAGTACATCCTCATCCTTCACCCCCGTCTACCTTGGCGAGAACCTCGCGGACCTTGTCGCGTTCCAAGTCTGCGCCACTATCCCCGCTATTAATTAAGTGGGTTAGGCATTTCTCAAATTCCTTGCATTGTGCTAGAAGATCCGGAGCGGCCGCGATCAATCGCGCGTTGGCGCGTGCTTCTTTCTCTTTCCTCTCAAGTTCCGCCAAGCGCTCCTCTGCTTTTTTCTCAAGTTTATCTATTTTCTTTGCGCTATCGCTATTCACATGAGCGCTTGAACGCATTGACGGGATATCGTCATACAGTTCTGCTTGTATGTTTAAAATATCATTTTCATGCGTGCGGATATCCGCGACAATATCGCTCCCATCATCTCCGCCCCCTACCATAAGGGAATCCTCTACCCCATCAATGCATGATAATTGCCAAGGTCCTGGCGTGAATGTGGCGTGTTTCTCTTTTGTTAAGTTCATATTATTTATCCTTTTGTTATTTAGTTAAATTGTCGCTTGCGTGCTTCATCGCCACCCTTTCGCTATGCGAAACGCCGCCCGGTAAGCATCATTCCAGGCCTTTCTCGCTTTACTTCTGTATGGTTCCACCTCAAGTGCAAAGGCGCGTTGCGCCCACTCGTATTCCCTGGTGGCGCAAGCTTCGGCCCTTCGAGCGCGTTTCTCACCAGCCCGTTCCCCGCTTTGCTGGTATACCTCGATCGCGTTTAAATATTCCCTCACTTGGCCCCCCTTTCTCTTAAGTGCTGTATCAGCATCCAAGCGCAAACCAGCGCCCATGGTGTAAATATTATTGTCGTCATTGCGTAGTGTATTGTCATCGTTTTTGTCCTTTTGTGTTATGTTATTAGTAAAAAATATTCGCGTTTCTCGTTGCGTGGACCGATTAATCTAAAGACTCCTCAAGGTCCATTATCATAAGCCGCAAATTATCTTTTATGGCTTGGACCGTTTCCCATGAGAAACCGTCCCGTTCCATAGCGTTAAGCATTGCTTGCAATTGGATAAGCTGGCCAAGTAAATTTCTTATTTGTTCTTTGTTCATTTGTGCTTCTTTCTGTATTCCTTTACCTCTTTTGAGGTCCCGCATTGATCGCATAAATTAAAGTTCCATTGCCCGCGATCATAAAAGAAGAGCCAATTTGCTTTCCTTTGTTTGCAATGCGGGCAAGTGCTTTTCTCATGTTCGGGAATTTGCTTAAAAAGTTTACTGTTCATTGTATTAGCTCCTTTCTCTTTAGTTATGGATACCTATCGCAATTGTAACCCCGCGCATGCGCTCGGACCCGCACGCATGCTCTTTGCGTGCAATACAGTTGCCACAGTTGCCAGGACAAGCAAAGCGCTTTTTATGCCCCATCTCTTTCAGCTTTTCCAGCACGGCGGCCCTGTACTCTTTAGACATTGGTTTATCTTTATCCTGGTATGAACGCGCTTTAATGAATTTGCGGGCCACCGGGACCGCGACAAATTCACCCCGCGTGCAATCCAATTGCAATACCTCGCGCTTTTCCTCGTCCCCGTACCGGGACCCGCTTGAGACATTTAGCAAATAGTTTTTGGGCCATGCATAGCCGGAACGGTCCAACTCAGTAAATAGTTTCCAGCTTTTAGAATAACCGTACCCGGCCACCCCGTCACGGCCAGCAATTTTGATATCCGGCCGCGCGTGGCAAAGGTCCATCCAAAAACGCAAAATTTCCAAGCTGGCAAAGTCGCCGTCAACATATAGGCGCAAGGTTCGCCCCGCTGGTATCTCATGGAATTGGTTGGCAATCAATGCCCGGCCACCCTGGGACCGTAGCAAAATGCTATTTTGCAATTGTCTAAAAAACGCCGCCGGGTATCGCCACCCCTTGAAAGAATAGCACCACCCCTTGCCAAAATTATCCGGCGTGAAATCATTATCACCGTAAAGACAAGCGCCAGCGCCGGGACAATCAAAGCCGGGCAAACTACTGAAAGCATAAAACGGCAGCTTGCTATTACCTTGCGCCATAAAAACCGAAAACGGGACCGGGCCGGAACGGTCAAGAAACCATTCCAGGAAGCGCGTGGCAAAGTACTTAGTTGTGTTTGCCTTTGCCGGGTCTCCAGGAATTGCCGCAACAAGTTTAGATAATCCGGGCAAATCGTTTGCAAGTGCGGCCCGCGCTAAATCAATCTTGCCGGGCGTTGAGAGCTTTGTGGGTTCAATTGTTTTCATCTTTTTATCTTTTGTTGTTTAGTTTGTCTCGATATGGAAAACGGTCCACCCGTTCCGATTCCAAAAAGAGTATTTTTTAAGCTTTTCCGCTAAAGTCTTCTTATCAAAGGCCCAACCTAATTGGAAAGCCGCGCCAGTTTTGTTTCTTTTATAAATGTAATATGTCATGGCCTACCAATCGCACACGATTAAACTCCAGTCAAACACAAAAGAACACAAAATACACTTTACCCCATTTACCCGCTTATTTACTACGCGGTACGCGGGCCAAGTTGCCATTTCATGGCATGATGGCCACCGTTTACTATACCAGGCAAAACCGTACCGTTTGAACCGGGACCCGCGCTAGTGCAATTGACTTGCAATAAGAAAACGAGCAAGCCGGGAACCTGGAAGCGGATTCGCGGTTGTTATTCATTTCTACTCAATCCCGCTTTTTTTCAGTCCGGACCGGAACCGCAAAACCGTTCACCCGGCCCGCGAACCTGGCCACCGTTTCCCGGTCCACCGTTTGCCCGGCAATCGCAAACCGGTTTGCCCGTTTTCGCATTCATCCACCTTGCAAACCACTATCAGAGCGGATTAGCAATAGATTAAAAGTCTACTGCTAGCGTTCCGCGCGTCTAAATCTTGCGCGTCCCAGGCGGGGGGGCGGGGGTGCGTGCGCGTCCGCGCGTTTTTCTATATTATCATAACCCCCCCCACGAAATTTTTCGCCATAAGGTCCCCTCGCGAAACCTGTCCCCACGCATCCTGTGGGATGCACAAAGCGGTGATCGAGTATCGATCCGCGTATGTAGCGTTATGTAGCTACCCTTTACGCATTATATAAGATGCGTTATAGGTGCTTATTGGAGTGGTACGATCCTGAGGGTTTGTAGACCTTATATCCGGCTTGCAGTACTATCTCTTTGCACAGGTCTAGGAACTCGTCCTCAGTCATATCGTTCTTTGCTCTATTAGCGTCCGTACAAACGATTTGTAGGTTTTCTATGCATGAATTACCTCCACGAGCTACAGGGACGATATGGTCGTATTCGTAGGTATGTGGTTCATTCCAGGTTAATGGTCTTCCTGTTAGTGCGCATTGGAAGTGGTCACCATACTTTGCATATACATCTTTGTAATTAAATGCGGAAGAGCGTTGGAACCTGGATGCTTTATCTGAAATTGATTTTGTCATTTCCCTTTTAGTGAATGAATCCTTTGGATTTAATTTCTTTTGCTTACGGATGATTGGATGCTGGAAACAGTTTACCCGTTTAACATGGATGTATGTGGATTGTGATACATTTGCTCTTCGCTTCTTAGTTTTTTCCTTCTGTCCTTTTCCGAGGTAGTAAGAGATCGTACCTAGTGAACATCCTAGAGTGTTTTGAATATCTTTATAGGATAGTCCTTGGAGTCTTAGGGCATTAATCTTCGGACCTAGTATCGACTTCCTCATGTACTTCTGTGGTTTGTGCGTCTTCGATATCGATTACCTTTTCTGTGGATGCATCTTTTGGTAGATTTTTCACACCTTTTTTAAGTATGTTACGGACTTGATCGGGTGACATATCTGAAGATCCTAGTTTTACATTAGCAGATGCTGTAATGTTTGTGGGTCTACCTGATATGGTCATAAGTTTATCGAAGAGCATACCCACGGCATAGGCTTTATTCTGTGGTGGTATTTGATCTATTGAATCGTGCAGATCGTTGAGTGAATCTGCGACCATGTGCTGGAGTTTCTTTTGTACTTCTGTGAGGAATTGTTGCTCTGTCATCTTCATTCCGAACCTCAAGGCATTGTGTACTCTTAGTCTGTCTTCTTCCTGGCGTGTTGATAGTTCCATATTCTTTGCTTCATCCTTTGCACTAGATTGACGGGCCGCGATGCGGGCGGCGGAAGTTAATACTTTATCCTTCAATTTATCGTTAAAGGGTTTGAGTTTCTTAGGCATTCCTTTTGGCATGTAGCACTTTTTATATTATTTTGCTTGCACAGGCTACAAAAAACTACAAAAGGGAATTATGGCGGAACGAATGGGTGGTAAAGAATGCATGGCAATCTTGCGAAAGGTTGGAATTAGTCGGGATGAATTTTCCAAGATGATGGGAATTAAGCGTAGTACGATGCGTACATGTGTTCATGGAGACCGAATATCGTACAAGATGGAGCGCAAGTTGCGTGAATTGAATGGCGAGAAGGTAGTGGAGGAAGAGATTGCCGAGGTTGACGCTATGATTGAGGAGGCAAAGAAGCCCAAGGTTGTGGTCAAGGAGGAGGTTGGAGTGGCTCGTATGGCTAAGGTCTATGCTATTCCACAGAATAAATTTTTACGGTTAATAGAGTTCCGTGATGGGACACATGGTAAGGTTCGTTGCAAACCTGGTAAGTATTATATCGGGGATGAGATAAGAGTAAGAGGTGAGGACCGTGGGTTATGGGAGATCGTATAGATGAACAATTTTAAGAGTTACTCATTGGTGGGCGGTATTACCGCACCAGGCAACGGAAACCATATGGGACACCTCGGCGACACTCGGTCGGGTGAGTAGCTCTGTTTTTAAATAGATATGATGCAAAACGATGATACATTCGAGGTATCTGATTGGGATCACTTCTTTGCTAATTGGCCAACCGTTAGGGAGGTTAATGATGGATGGCATCAGTTTTGGGGTAACACCCAACTTCTTAGGACTTATCGGGATTCTAGTGGTAAGAACCTCAAGGATAAGCATGGGAATATTTTACTTACTCGTTCCACAACTTCTAGGCAGATGCCAATAGGTAACACGGTTTCCGACTTTATGAATTATGCAAGACCCAAGAGATCAGATAATACACGAGACTAAGGTCTTACTTCATCGATGGGACGCGGAGTGCGACCTAGACGAGATAGAAATAGCAAAGTCGGTAATGCTTGGCATCAACGATTGGTTGGAGCGCCAAGTGGCTGAGTTTGATTTTGAGATCGAGTTTGAACTAGAGGAGGAGGAGGAAGAATGAATATATACAAGTCCACAGGTAAATCTATGGAGAGTTGGCCACAATGGGTCAGTCGTTTAATCAAGGTAAACCAGGAGCTTCGCGAAGAGATCGCAGATTTAAAAGCGGAGATTGAGAAACTCAAGAATGACAAGTGAGCCAGCGAGTACCACCGGGCTGGAATCCGATCTTTTGGAAAAAGTACGGAAGAGCCATTCCCGAATCAGTACAAGAATTACCACGGTGCGACTTGAGAAAATTGGGTCCCCCATGCTCGAAATTATCCCAAGAGGTATTGGAACGGATCAAGAGGGATGGGCAATTGGTAAAGAAGAAATCCCGTGCCAAACGCTCGAAGACGCGATCATCATAGGAATGGAAATACAAGCGAGGGGATAAGTATTTATGGAAGAATTAATAGGTAAAGTTGAGCGGTGGCATATAGATCGGAATCTCATTAAGGGTTCCACAGATAAGTCACAGGTATTAAAATTAATGCAAGAACTTGGCGAACTGAGTGACTCTGTTTGTAAGGATGAATGTATGCTTGATGATATTGGGGATATATTGGTCATATTGATTAATATATGTACGCGAAATAATGTCACACTAGAGGACTGTTTGCTTACCGCATACCGGGATATCAAGGACAGAAAAGGCAAGATGGTTGATGGTGTGTTCGTAAAAGATGGTAATTAATCTCCAGCCCGATGAGGTACAGGTCTGTCAAATGGTTGGGCGGATGCGTAGTCTGATTGCCCGTGGTAACGGGGTGCGTGATGCGAAGATGGGAAACCACGATGGTGCGGAAGCGGATGTGATGGGAATGATGGCAGAGTATGGATTTGCCAAGCAGATGAATACATTTCCTGACCTTGGACTTACACCGAGGAGCGGGTCTGCGGATGGGGTGATGGCAAGCGGGAAGCGTTATGATGTCAAAGCGTCCAAGCACAAGGGTGCGAGGTTACTTAGTACGCTCAAGGTAAACCCCGATGTGGATGTATATGTACTATGCGTGGTGGATGGAAACTCCTTGGACTTCAAGGGATGGGCATGGAAGAAGGATTTAATCAAGGATGAGAATAAGAAGAACTTGGGGCATGGCGTGGGCTATGCGTTGGACCAGGATAAGTTGAGGAGGTTCAATGCCTAAGTTCACCTACGCAGATGAGATAGACGCGAACTTTGGTATTCCGTGGACAGATGATCTGCGGTTTAACAAGGGCGAGTTAGAGTGTGCATTAACCGAGGAACAGGTTGATGCGTTACCACAGGATCGTGCAGAGATGCTTAGTCGTTTACTTATCGATCAGCCTAATAGTGAGATTGAAGACCCGATCCAATGGGGTTGGACACTACCTGGTTGGCGTAGGGTGATGGATAATTGGAAGGATACGAAGATTCATGTCTGCCTCGGCGGAAATCGTTCGAGCAAAACCATGTTCGCGTCTCGTATGCTAGTACACTTAGCCCAATCCATCCCCGAAGCTGAGATTCGTTCAATGCATGTTACTGAGGAGCGTTCGATCTCTGATGCACAGAAGTATATTTGGCAGAATTTACCAGCCCGATACAAGCGTGCAAAGAAGAAGAGTGAGAACCATAGCTTGCAATACAATCAGAAGAATGGGTTTAACTCTGCTAAGGCAATCCTTCCACCAACCGCTCCGGGTGCAGAGCGTGGAAGTACGATATATTTCAATAAT